TACTTACAATTAACTGCTTATGCTCTAGCACACAACGAAGTACATGGTACAAACATACGCAAAGGTGTAGTCTTAATGTGTGTTAGCCCTAAGTTAAACGAACAGCTAATTATGACAGAAGAGCCTAGGTACCAGGAATTTATCTTAAAACCAGAAGACTTTGGATATTGGGAAAAACGCTGGTGGGATCGTGTTGAGTTGTACTACCGAGAAAACTGATAAATATCCTATATAGAGGATATTAACTATGGCAGTCGTGCAAATTAGCCGCATTCAAATCAGACGCGGCAAAGCCCAGAGCGGAACAGGAATCCCACAATTAGCCAGTGGCGAATTGGCATGGGCTCTTGATACCCAAGAACTTTACATTGGTAACGGAAGCGTTGCTGAAGGTGCGCCTGCTGTAGGTAACACTAAAATTATTACTGAGTTAGACCTTGGTGTAAACGGTAACATTCTTAACATTTTAAAGTACATTTATAAATCAACAGATACCGGTATACAAACAGGCCCGACTGCTAATGATCCTATCGAAAGAGGTATTCAAGAGCGTCTCGATGATCAAGTAAATCTAAAAGATTTCATCAGCGCAGATGATGTTAATAACAACGATTATACTGCATCGATACAACGTGCAATTGATCAGTTGTATGCTAACAACAATACAACACCTGCAAATGCTAACACAGCAGATGGTGTTAGAAATAGAGTAGTTTTAAATATCCCAGCCGGCATTTATCCTATTACTTCTACACTATTGATTCCTAGCTATGCTACAATTATTGGCGAAGGCCAAGATAAAACAATTATTCAATATTCTGGAAGTGATTCTATTGTTTCTTTTGTTAACGATACAGACGTTAGTCTTAATTTAACACAGACAAAGCATGTTAAGATCAGCGGTATAACTTTTGAAACTGATTCAGCCAATGCGCCAGGCATCGAATTAACATCAGTAAGAGATAGTGAGTTTAGCGATATTGCTATAGTTGGTAACTGGACTGGTTCTGGTTCTAATACTAGTAGCAAAGGACTATGGTTAGACGGACATAATATTGCGTTAACCTATTATGCAACTGAGCAAAATACTTTTAAAAATATTTCTATTACAAAGTTTTCTTATGCCGTTTATGCAAAACAAGATATTCGCGCAAACTATTTTAGTAATGTATATGTTGAAGACTGCCGCCAAGGATTTGTACTAGGTGGAGATTTCCAAATAGGTGATCAAAGCGGTGCAGGTACAGGACAAACATATGGTCCTCGTGAAACATTTTTAAGCAATGCTAGATTTTATAATGTAAAACAACACGCAATTAATGTTTACAAAGGAACTGGTAACACTTTCACAGACATTCAGTTAATCAACGTTGGTAACGACGGTGGTGGAAATCGCTTTGCTGCCTTTCCACAAATCTTTATTTGGCAAAACAATAATAAATTAACTGAAGGGAATGTTACAAAAAATATATTCTCCGACAGGTCATTTAATGATGCCGGCGATTTGTCTTATGTAGACAATGCACCTACGTTGGTTACTGTTCCTTATATACCTGAAGTTGCAGGTTATGGTGCTTACGACTCGTTTAGTTCAAAAGAAAGATCTGTAACTGGGACAACAACTTTATTCAATCTTGGTAGATTGCCGTTAAATTCGGACGATCAAGGAAACCCTACTGGTGTTATTCATTACACTATTGATTATCATTACACCAGTGACGGCTCTGGCGGATTCGAATTCAGCCGCAAAGGTGTGTTTAATATTGTTGCCAATTACGACAATCAAACTATACAGTATTCGGACGACTATGATTATCTTGGCTCCGATGTAACCTATACCGAAATGGGCACCGGTAACGTTAGATATGTGTCACAGGCATTAGACTTACGTGCTACATTCCTCGATCAAAATAGCCAAGACTGGAGCTCAACCAATGACCCAGCTGGGCCAAAGAGCATAGGTTTTTGCTATTACAATCTGCTCAACGGTGATCAAGGCACGTTCACTTATAGCTACAAAGTCAGTTTCTAATTAACTTTGTAGCCATCTTCCTTGCTTTATTCTAAATCTACGTATATAATTTTTTTCTAATCTGTGATAAGATTTGATAGTAGCTGTTAACCCTTAAAAATATATTAAAAACTATAGTTTAAGCGTGGTTATCAATATAATTTGTCCGTTTGGGTACTGGTACTAAATACTTCCTAAACACAAACTATTATCAATCACTACAGAGCGAGAAGAAATGACAAATATAACAGTAATCAAAAGATCCGGAAAAAGAGAACCACTAGCAGTCGAAAAGTGGCAAGCTCAAGTTGCAAAGGTGTGTAGCGGGATTGCTGATGTTAGCCAGTCGATGATTGAGATCAAGAGTCAACCTCATTTTTACAACGGCATCACAACAAAAGAAATTGACGAAATTACGCTTAGGGCGATTGTTGATTTGATTGACGTTGAATCAAATCCAGACATTGGACATACAAACTATCAATATGTTGCAGGCAAACAGCGTGTCAGCATGTTGCGTAAAGATGTATACGGCGACTATCAAGTTCCACACATTTATGAAATAATTAAAAAGAATATAGAAGTAGGTCTATATACTCCAGAACTTCTTAAGTGGTACACAGAAGATGACTGGAACAAAATGAATGACATGTTAGATCATTCTAAAGATGAAGAATACAGTTATGCCGCAATTGAACAACTAATTGAAAAATATCTAGTACGCAATCGTGCAACTAAGGAAATTTACGAAACTCCGCAAATTCGCTATATGGTTGCCGCAGCCACAGTATTCCATAAAGAAGAGCCAAATAGTGCTCGAATGAAATATATAAAGGAGTATTACAATGCGGCAAGCGACGGCCTATTTACTCTTGCTACTCCAGTTCTGGCTGGTCTCGGGACACCAACAAAGCAATTCAGTAGTTGTGTGCTTATCCGTAGTGATGACGATCTTGATAGTATTTTTGCTTCGGGCGAAATGATGGCCAAGTATGCTAGCAAGAGAGCTGGCATTGGTTTAGAAATTGGCAGACTGCGTCCATTAGGAAGTCCTATTCGTGGTGGCGAGATTATGCACACAGGTATGATACCATTCCTGAAAAAATGGTTCGGTGATTTAAGGAGTTGTTCACAAGGTGGAATTCGTAATGCATCTGCTACTGTCTTTTATCCTATTTGGCACCATCAGTTTGATGATCTCATTGTTCTCAAGAACAACCAAGGTACAGAAGAGACACGAGTACGACACATGGACTACGGGGTCGTCCTGTCGGCCTTCTTTTGGAGAAGATTTAAAAACAAAGAAAACATCACATTCTTTGACCCCAACGAAGTACCAGACCTTTATGAAGCTTTCTACAAAAACACGCAACGGTTTGAAGATTTATATGTCAAATACGAGAAAATGGCGGGTCTTAGAAAGAAAACAATGTCGGCTGAAGAAGTCTTCAAAAGTGGAATCTTAAAGGAGAGAACTGATACAGGACGCATTTACCTAGTGTTCATCGATAACGTGATGAACCAAGGACCATTTGATCCTGAATACCACACAATTTATCAGTCAAACTTATGCTGTGAAATACTTTTACCAACTAAGCCTTTCAAGCGCCTTGATGACGATGCTGGTAGGATCGCTCTCTGTACTCTTGGATCTATCAACTGGGGAGCATTCCGCAACCCAGAAGATATGCGCAGGGCTTGTCGTATTCTTCAGCGCAGTCTATGTAATATATTGGACTATCAAGACTTCCTCTCAATCCAATCAAAACTGAGCAATGACGAAATCCAACCATTAGGTATTGGCGTTACTAACTTAGCTTACTGGCATGCCAAGCGTGGAATGAAGTACGGCGAAAAGGACGCACTACAAGAAGTTAAGAGCTGGATGGAACATCAGGCATATTACCTTACAGAAGCCACAGTTGAGCTTGCTAAGGAACGTGGTGCTTGTTTACATAGTGACAAAACACGTTACGGCCAGGGCGTATTTCCTTGGGAACTTCGAGCAAACGGAGTTAACGGACTTGCTGATTTCACACCCGAACTTGACTGGGAAACACTACGTACAAATATGAAACAATATGGAGTTCGTAATGCTACACTTATGGCTATTGCCCCTGTTGAAAGTTCTAGTGTTGTTATTAATAGTACTAATGGCATCGAAATGCCTATGTCGCTTATTTCAACTAAGGAAAGCAAAGCAGGTTCCTTTACACAAGTTGTCCCTGAGTATCATAAACTCAAGAACAAATATCAACTGATGTGGGAACAGAAAGACTGCGATGGCTATATTAAAACAGCCGCAGTATTAGCGGCATACGTAGACCAATCAATTAGTACCAACACATTCTATAATCCAGCACATTTCCCAGAGCGTAAAGTTCCAACTACATTAATTGTTAAAAACTTAATGCAAGCTCAAATTTGGGGACTAAAGACTTTCTACTACAGCCTAATTAACAAGCAAGGCGCCAAGGCTCCTGTAGAAGCTATTGCTGAGTCCTATGTTAACGGGCATAGCATTGGAGGAATTAATGGGCACACAGTGGACGTTGACCTATTAGAAGATGATTGCGAGGCATGCAAGTTATGATTCACATTAGAGACGAAGGCGGCATTGTACGCAATGGGTTTAACTTCTATCCATTGACTAGCAATCAATTCGGATTTGTTTTTAAGTTAAAGAGTTTCAATCTATTCGTAAGATATAATAAAAAATTAGGTATATTTAAATGTCACAAGCACAGTATAATTTAAACACAAAGACAGACTATCTTAATCGCAAAATGTTTTTGGACCCAGCTGGTCCAGTTACTATTCAACGATTTGAAGAGGTTAAGTACAATAAGATTGCAGACTTTGAAAAGACTGCTAGAGGTTTCTTCTGGGTACCTGAAGAGATTAGTCTAACTAAAGATGCACAAGACTTTAAGGACGCATCAGATGCAGTTAAACATATCTTTACTAGTAACCTGCTTAGGCAAACTGCTCTTGACAGTCTGCAGGGTCGCGGCCCAAGTCAAATCTTTACTCCGGTCATAAGTCTACCAGAACTAGAAGCACTTGTTTATAACTGGACATTCTTTGAAACTAATATTCATAGTCGTTCATACAGTCACATTATCCGTAACATCTACAACGTTCCTAAGGATGTGTTTAATACTATCCACGACACGCAAGAGATTGTTAACATGGCTAGTAGTGTTGGTGCCTACTATGACAAGTTGCACGTTGCTAACTGCAATGTAGAATCTGGATTAATGGTTGAAGAAGATTATTATATCAAGGCAATCTATCTAGCCTTACACGCAAGTTATGCCTTGGAAGCATTCCGCTTTATGGTTAGCTTTGCTACAAGCCTAGCAATGGTTGAGAATAAGATCTTTATTGGCAACGGCAATATCATCAGCTTAATCCTGCAAGATGAACTTCTACATAAAGGCTGGACTGCTTATCTAATTAATCAAGTAGTCAAGGAAGATCCACGCTTTGCTAAGGCAGCACAAAATTGCCAAGAAGAAGTTTTGCAAATTTATAAAGATGTTATTGCAGAAGAGAAAGCCTGGGCTGACTACTTGTTTATGAAAGGTCCGGTTATTGGACTAAATGCTAACATTCTTAAAGACTTTGTTGATTATACTGCCGTTAGTGCATTAAAAGATATTGGTATTAAGTATTGGTCACCGGCACCAAAGACTACACCTATTCCTTGGTTTAACAAGCATAGCGATACTAGTAAGAAACAAACTGCTCTTCAAGAAAACGAATCGACTAATTATGTCATTGGTGTCATGTCAGATGCAATTGACTACAACGTCTTACCAACTATTTAAGGAAATAAAATGAAAGCCATTGTATGGAGTAAAAATCAGTGCCCCTATTGTGATCAAGCTAAAAACTTGCTTAGAATGAAAGGCGTCGAATACGAAGAAAGAAATATTAATGCTGGTTGGGATAGGGAAGATTTATTAGCCGCAGTACCCGGAGCCAGGACTGTTCCGCAGATATTTTTAGATGATAAATTAGTAGGCGGGTTCACAGAACTTAAAAAATATTTTGAAGAGGTTAAAAATGCTAATTGATAGAGGCGTAACAGCAGGTGAAGTAATCACGTTAAAATTAACCAGTGGAGAAGAACTAGTAGCTAAGTTATCAGAGGAAACACCAACTTACTATAAATTAAAAAATCCAATGGTTATAGGTATGGGGCAAAAAGGTCCGGGACTAATGCCTTACTTGTTTACAGTCAGTCCAGAAAAAGAAGTAAAATTGCTCAAAACTACCGTAACTGTAGCAGAAGCAACTGACAAGCAGTTTGCCGACCAATTTATCGAAACAACCACCGGAATTAAGCTAGTATAAATAATGCTATAAGGAAATAGCATGGCAACTATTATAGTAAACACACTCTCTGGGTATACCAATGGTACAGTCAATATCCCCGACTATACTGTTGAGTTTGCCACATTAAACGGTAATTTAACAACATTAAATACTACCCTTAATACCCAGTTTGGGTTGTTGCTTACATACTTGCAAAAAAATCACGGACAAGAAGCGGCTGTTGTGCCAGGCACACCGGCTGCTATTTCTAAGGCTCATGCATTTTCATCGATCGATGCCGCTATGTCTCTTGCACTAACTTTAGAAAAGATAGCGGAAATGAATGAGAATGTTAGAGGTTTACAGAACTCAATTGCTACAGTGGCAGTTCATATAGCCAACGGAGTTACTACTCAACAGGTTGCCCTAGCAGATCAAATAGCTAATAATAAATTTCAGCAACAGACTACGAATGCCGCCTTAGAGCGTTCTAATCTACCACAAACAGAAGTTAAGCCAGCTGATCTACAAACACAGATACAAACTACAGTTAGTACTGTATTGCCTGTAAAGGCAGCAATTAGTAGCGCAAGTTTAGTAGAATCGTCAATTACAAATGCAGGTAGTTGGGCATTATCTCAAGCTACTGATATAGTTAAGAACTCCTTTATTGGCGCAGGCGCGGCATCGGCAGCAACTACTATTAAAGGTTGGATAGGAATCAAAGATCCTCCAGTCCCAGTAAAGGTTGCAGAAGCTGGATTAAACAAAGCCAAAGCTACATTCTTAGCAGGCCCAGGATTATAAAATGCCACACGGTGTTGCTAGAGCCGATAAAGACGTTGCAGGTTCTCGGGTTCTTATCAGAGGTTCAACAAACGTTTTTGTCAACAACACAGGTGCTGTCATGGCCAATGATTCTGTGAACTCATCAGGTGTTATGGTCATTACGGGCTCAAACTCTGTCTTTGTAAACAACAAGCCTTTGGCTAGAGAAAGTGACGGCCTAGCCAACGGCCAACTCATTACCACCGGTAGTACTAACGTTTTTTCAGAAAACAGTTAACCAAAAGAATAGACATTTATTTTTTAGCCTTGTACACTAGGTATAAGTACTCTGTACTTAGACAAAGGAGAATTAAATGTCACAAAATAGATTCGGTGATTTCCAAGCAATCGTAGAAGCAATGGAAGGCGATTTCGAAAAGTTCTACGATAAAGAAGTTGGTGCCGCAGGTACTCGTGTTCGTAAGCATTTACAAGAACTAGCCAAGCTATGCAAGGAAGTTCGTAACGATGTTACAGCAGTTAAGAATGCTCGTAAAGAAGCATCTGGTAAATAAATTGTCAACATAAAAGCTGGCTAAGGCGTTATTATATTAGCCTGGGAGGTTGATATGAAGAAACTACTAGCAATTACACTTTTAACAATTAGTTCAGCATCTTTCGCTGGACCTTACCATCATCATGGACACTGGCGACACGGTGGCGGCAACTCTTGGTTTTGGGTTGCACCAACGGTAATTGGGGGAGTAATTGGTTACGAAATTGCCCGTAACCAAACTCCTGTAGTTGTACAGCAACCTCCGGTTGTTATACAAAATCCACCTGTTGTTGTCCAACAAAATCAAAATTGTAGCCCTTGGACAGAAATCCAAAATCTAGATGGCACAATTACTAGAACAAGGACTTGTACTCAGTAATGGCTTATTCAACCCAAGTTATCGACCATTATGAAAATCCTCGCAATGTAGGGTCATTTTCTAAAGACGAAGAAGGGGTTGGTACCGGAATGGTAGGTGCACCGGCTTGCGGTGATGTGATGAAACTTCAAATCAAAGTAAATACAGATGGAGTAATCACAGATGCCAAATTTAAAACGTATGGTTGTGGAAGCGCGATTGCGTCGAGTTCGCTCGTTACTGAGTGGCTCAAAGGACGGACACTTACTGAAGCGGAACAGATCAAAAATAGCGAAATTGCTACTGAGCTTGCCCTCCCCCCTGTTAAGATTCATTGTTCAATACTTGCAGAAGATGCGATCAAAGCGGCCGTAAATGATTACCGTAACAGACACAGCCAAACAGAAAATTAAAAAACTTCTTGAGCGCAGGGGTAAAGGTGTTGGTATCCGTCTAGGAGTTAAAACTACAGGGTGTAGCGGTCTTGCCTATACGTTAGAATATGTAGATGAATATACTTCTGAGCCAGGCGTAACTAACTTTGCCCAACCAGAATTTGTAGTGTTAGTTGATGCCAAAAGTCTAGTTTATATGAATGGACTTGTTGTAGATTGGGTTCGCAATGGACTCAATGAAGGATTTGAGTTTAAAAATCCAAATGAACGAGATCGCTGTGGATGTGGCGAATCTTTTCGAGTATAAATCATTTGACAAAAACCAAAAAATAGTCTATACTTAAGGCATAGTTTGTTTTTTGGAGAATTACTTTGACAATGCATTTAGAAGGACCTTGGCTTTCAACCACAGGTAAGAAAAAAGGCAAGCAAAAGTTTCGTTCTGCCGAACACGCACGAAAGGCTAGAGAATTGGACGAAAGCTGGAAAGCTCTACAGAAAAAATGGGCTCTAGAAGCCGAGGATAAAAAACGTAAGAAAGCGATGTCTGCTCCTACGATGAATCCCTTGGTATCTAAGCCGTTTGTTAGAGATACAGGTCCAAAAATTCCTAGCCTTAATCCTGAAGACATGAGTCCTTGTACTAGAGCTCCGGACAAAGTTTACACAGGAACAATGATTAAAGGTATTGGCACTATGCACAAGAGTAATGCTGTACCTATTTTTAGTAATGAAGATGCTGTAGAAATTGCCAAAATGAGGCGATAATTACCTTTTTCTCTAGGTATTTTCATACTATGGACTATATAATATACGTTTCGCAAAGAAACTAAGATAGTTGGTTTGATATGGTAGCGAAATATCCAACTCAAACCGGCGGGTCTTGGCTAATGAGAAACCCGTATTTTCGGGATGCCAAGGGTCGCCAAAGGCACAATATGTTATGAGCATATTGCGTCCGATGGAGACAACTACACGAAAGTAGGGTTCTTTCAGGGGCCTCGTGTAAGTTTACTCCCTTAGTGTAATGTTGTAGCAAGATGTAGTTTTGCGCTATAACACCAAATGAAAGGAGGACTTATGGAAAAGTCAATTCGTTTTATACTCTGCCTTCTTGGCTTTATTGCCGTGGCAACGTTAGTACAGTCTTTGGTTGACAAAAAATTTGACAACCTAAGACAAGTAAATGGTTACTACTCGCAAGATGTAGTAACAATTAAAACTCGAGAGCAACAACTTGATTGTCTTGCTCAAAACATTTATCGAGAAGCCGGTTACGAACCTTTTGAAGGTAAAGTAGCCGTAGCACAAGTTACCATGAATCGAGTCAAGGATGGCCGATTTGGTAAAGATGTGTGCGGAGTGATTTATCACAAAAGTGTTATAATGGACAAAGTAGTATGCCAATTCTCGTGGGCATGTGATCAAGCCGCTAAAACACGACCTGTTAATCCTAGCGCATACAAAGAAAGTTATGAAGTAGCAAAGAAAGTTCTTTTAGAAGGATTTCAATTAAGCGTTCTAAAGGATGCCTTGTATTATCACGCTAACTACGTGAACCCAAGGTGGCCGCTAGAAAAGATTGGGTCTATTGGTAATCACATTTTCTACAGAGGAAAGAAGGATAAAAATGAAATTTAAAGATCTTGCAATTTTGCCGCACTTTGATAACATGGAACAGTTTAAGAATTGGACTGTAGAAAAAGTCAGCCATATTAGTGCAGAGACGTTTGGTTGGCTAGCAATTATCGTGTTACATGCAAGTACCATTCCTAGTTTGCTAGCAGTTATGAGTGGGCTTACTGATCGTCTTCCTGCCGTAGACTTAGTTATGCTGGTTTGGGGCGGCTTGGGCCTGCTGTTTGTTAAAGCCGCAGTTCAAAAAGACATGCTCAATGTAGTAACAATAGGTTTTGGCTTTATTGTACAGGCTGTTTTAATGGCTCTAATTTTCTTCAAATAATTTGTTAAAATTGCCCTTTTAACTTACAATGTTTTAAGGGCAATCAGCAGATAAATATTAGATAACATTTAGGAGCATAAAATGCCATCAGGATTCGTACAAGATTCAAACCAATTAAGTCCAGGACTATATCGTGTCGTAATTGACATGTCTGGATACCCAACTACAGACGGTAATACAAACGGTGCTGTGAGCCCTACTAGTTCAGATAACGTAGGTTCGGGTGTAAATCAAATCACCGCAGTTCCAACAACACTAGCCGCTGGAAAACAACGTGCCCGTGGCAATATGCGTTTTCGCAACATTGTCAATCGTTTAAGCGGGGTAGGCGACTGTCAGATTTTAGACATCGAAGTTGGTGGCCAAACTGACGGAGATAGCCAAGCTACTAGTCTTGCTTTCTCAGTTAAGTATGAGCGTCCACAAGATCTTCTAAACACAATTAGAGCCGCAGTTTATGCAGAGTCAGGCTCATACAACAACGCAGGTTCAGTTGCTATTACAACTATTGTTCTTGGTCTAGAAGAACTAGTTGTTCGTGGTGTTCGTGATGCTACTACTGCCACAACAAGAGTTTATGACGGTACCCTAAGCAGTGACAAGCAAATGTCGCTAACAGTAGCCGCTCCTGATACAGCCGCTAACGTTCTAGCCGATGTTACAGTTGCACTGATCGATGGAACTGAATTAGTTACATCAGACGAGTCAGGCACAGCAGAATAAGGATCTTATGATTTTAGCTTGGTTGTTACTTCTTACTGGTTTAACAATCTCAGCGGTCGCAATTTACTACTCTGTAGTGGGTTTGACCGCTATTTTCTCTGCGGCAGTGATTCCAATTATTATTATGGGGTCAGCCTTAGAGGTAGGTAAACTAGTTTGTGCTAGCTGGTTAAAGGCCAATTGGGAACGTGCTCCGTTCTTTATGAAAGCCTATATGACTACTGCCGTAGTTGTCCTTATGCTTATTACTAGCATGGGCATCTTTGGATTTCTTTCTAAAGCACATAATGACCAAAATTTAGTAAGCGGCGATGTTCAAAGTAAAATTGCTGTCTACGACGAAAAAATCAAGACAGCAAAGGAAAACATTGATGCAAATCGCAAAGCACTCAAACAAATGGATGAGGCTGTGGACCAAGTTATGGGTCGAAGTGCAGATGAAAAAGGTGCGGACAAGGCAGTTGCGCTCCGTAGAGGGCAGGCCAAAGAACGCACTAGATTACTTTCTGAGATTACAGCCGAACAGAAAATTATTGCCCAGCTTAGTGA